TTATTCCGTCGTTTTTGTGGCATTTGTGGCAAAATTTGTGGTGTTTTCGTCTATTTTTAGTGTGAAAAAAGCATCTACTTTAGACTGATTATGTTGACGCAAATTAGAACTTAGATGACTATAGTATTTTAATGTTGTATTAATATCATCATGACCAAGCCTATCCGCGACATATATTATATCCATACCAGCTTCTACACATAAGCCGGTATGCGTATGTCGTAGCTTGTGTAATGTCACCGGTTCAGAATTAATTGTATTACATATCTTCTTCAAAGCTTTATTACATGACGCGTTGTCAATGGGCTTATTGTGGTAAGTGATGAATAATAACATCAACGGATTCTGTATATCATGTTCTTTCATATAATCAGTATGCCATGTAAGATAAGACTGGAAATATTGAACGGTGGAGTTATCAATATAAATCACACGTGATTTTTTCGTTTTAGTATCAATGAATGTATTAGTATACTTGTAATCCCAGGCTTTATTGACTGTTATAGAACGTTTATTGAAATTAATATCTTTCTTTGTTAGTGCAATAATTTCTTCGAACCTCATACCTGTCTGTACTGCTAGAAAGATAACTGCTCGTGATATAGAATGAAAATTTGCAAGTTCTTCTAATAGTAAATGAACCTTGTCGGTTTCCATAAATTGTGCTTTTGTTTTTGCCACATCATGTCCGCTTATATGAGCGCCTATGGCTGGGTTTTTCTTCATGTAGCCTAAATGGACAGCTTTATTAAAAATCGCTCTAATTTTGCGGTGCCGGGTGTCTACAGTGGATATTGCATAGTCTACAGATAAATGATTAATAAATTGTTGATACTGCACAGCATCAATCGAATTAAGTTTAATTTTTTCATCGAAATAATCAACGAACTGATTATAAGCAAGATCATATAAATTAATTGTAGATTGACTGCTTTTTCCATCTTTAAAAGTTTTCATGAATAGTGTATAAAAATCTTTGAAGTTCCATTCTTTTAACGAACTACTATCATGCTGAACTTGTTTTAAGAGTTTAGATGCTTTATACATTAAGTTTGTTTCACTTGTATCTGTCAAACGCTTTTCTTTCCATTCACCGTCGACTTTGATGCGCAAACGAACGGCGTATTTTCCATTTTTTAACTTTTTAATTTTCATTAATAGCACCACCTCTTTGATTTGGAACGTATGTTCTTTTGAAGGGTACAGCAAACTATGTTAAAATATATTTGCATACTCTATGTGTGTATTTAAAACGCTTATCTCTTGCGGGGAGGGCGTTTTTTTGTGTTATCTATCTTTATTGAAATTTTTGTTCATTTCAATTTCAGCCTTATCTTCTTTTAATCCTGTTATTTTGACCCCATTTTTATTGTAAGAGTGACGGGCATTTAATATAGCTGAGTAGGCGCCCTCAGTGTAATGCATGTTTACATAAAGTGCATCTACTTTGCTTTTGTATTTGTCAATTACTTTATTAACTATTTCGTCAGATTGTTTTTTTTGAGATTTTATCTTTTACAACAACCTCTAAGTGTTTGCCTTGTGTTTCTTCATTTTCATTAATCTCATTGATAGTATAGTTTTTTGTACTGACCAAATCATTAGTCTGTTCGCTTTCTTCAGTTTCATTTGTGTTCTTTTGTTTTACGTCATCATTGCCACAAGCAGCCAACACGAAGCCAAATGCGAGTAACAAATTAACTATTAAAAAACCCTTTCTCATTTCAAGTCTCCTTTTTTAATTATGTTCTCCGGTCCATGTCCATGAGGAATCATATAAATGAATTTCGTATGGTCCGTCGTTTTTCACATCAAAAAATACATTTCCGGTATAGGATTTTCCAGGTGCAACTTCTTCTAGCATGAAATCTTTGGAAGAAACTTCTCCTTTTTCATCGTTTCCATCATATATTGAGAATTCTGCCGCGTTAGCAGTATAAGGTTCTGTTCCAGTATTTTTAAATTCAACTATGGCTTTAATAAAGTATTTACCGGTGCTTTCATCTTCAGCAGTAGGAGTGACCTTTTGTGCATCTTTTATTATCACATCCACCGAGGTTTCATCGTCTTCATTACTAAATGATTCTGCATCTCCAATACTCAAAGACCCTGTTTCATCAGTTTCCGAAGATTCATCTGTATAGTTATCTTCAGCTGGAGCTTCCTCGGCCAAATCCTCGGATTCATTTGGAGTAGAAGTGCTTTCTTCATTACTTTCCTCTTTTTCGTTATAAGCTGAATTTCCACATGCTGTTAGGCCAAAACTAAAAACAATTAATAAACCTGCTAACAATAATAATTTTTTCATCCCAATTCTCCCTTTATTAAATTTTTATATAAACACATTTGTGTAAATACCTAACAAGCAATAATCTGTATACTACTTCTAAAAATGATAACATATCCGTTACACTCAACAGTGTTACCATATTTACTTTTATAATATTCTATAGAATGTTTTAAAAATTCTTCTGTAACTTCTAAAAAATCCGCAACTTCGTAGTAATCAGTGAATCCTTCATAATAAGCATCAATAATTTTACGCAAAGGGATAAGTGATTCATAACCCCAATTTCTCGCAAGTTTTTCTTGTTTTCTATCATTAACTGTTTCCTGTTTAATAATATTGCCAACGGTCAAATGATGATGTCCAATTTCCTCCGCTAAAGTGCAACGCATTTCAACATCATTTTGTTGAGGATTTAAGAATATTCTACTATTATAATATAATCCTTTGTGAACTTCCTGCATATTTTTGTCTTCAATGATAGTTAGTTCAGGATATCGCTCTCTGTATTTATCTAACCACATACATACATCTCATTTCTTATTTATATTTTTGTTGAATGAAATCAATATATTCAAGAATTTTTTTCATATCTTCTTCTGTTGCCGCGGGATCAATGTGAGCTGCAAGTGTTGCCGCTTCTTCTGTAATTTCGTTTCCAATTTGAGGATTGTCGGTTCTTCCTAATAAATAGTCCACAGATACATTAAAGTAATCAGCAACTACTTGTAATCTATCCACGCTTGGAGTTCTATTTTTCCATTGATATATTGTATTATCGGGAAGTTCTAATTCATTTTCTAACATAGTAACGCTTATTCCTCTTTTTTTACAAAGTTTTTTTATCACTTCTAACAAAGTCATGCCAACGATTCTCCTTAACTTAGATATAAAATCTAATAAAAATATTAGTAAATCTATTGACAACTAAAACATTTATTAGTATTATATATCCATAAGCTAATTATTTAGCTAAACGAGACAACAAACAACCCCATAAAATATCGTTCCCCAACGACTAATGGCTTTTGATAAGGCTTGTTTAACTATGGATATATACTAACAAATATATTAGTATTTGTCAACATTATGCTAAATAATTAGCTAATAAGATAGAAAGGAGTGATGGGGAGGTGATGGACAAATGGAAGAAAATAACGAACAAACAATTTCCAAAATAATGGGAATTCTTATCAAAAGTGAGTTGAATGCATATGAAGTTATTGAACTACTAAGTAACGTGCAAAGCACATATCTGAAGAGAAGTTGGCACATCTCTATAAATAAAAAAGCGGACTAACAATCTGTCCGCCAATACGACAATCAATCATACATGTCTATTATTGTGATGATATTTGAGGTTTTTAAAAACAATGGTGTGTTGTGTTTAAAATCTCCATTTTGAAAAGTATAATCATGGTTTCTATATTTTAATTCATCATTACAATCGTGTCGTTTGATGCTTAAATATTTATATTCATTTAAATAATTCAACAAATCATAATAATAGTTTTCTCGCCAACTGTATCCACTGTGCTCAACTTCTACATTTGGAATGGAAGTATACATTTAAATAATGTCAAAACCATCTATTACTATACTTGTTCCATCCGCAATGCAGATTTTTAATATCATATCCATTTTATCACCTCGCTTTCACGATAAATTATAACACGTGAAAAACTAAACAAGAAAGGATAACAATAATGACTTTAAACGATAAAATCATATTTTACTTAATGGAAAACCCTAAAGCAACCAATTCAGATATCGCTAATTTCTGTGAAATACAAGAGAATCATGCAAAAGTAACCATTTCAAAATTGAAATCACGAGGGGATATTGAGGTTTCGGGACAAGGAGATAAACGTACTATCACCGTACTAAAAGAACCTGCTGTCAAATTGAACAAGAAAGAGCGGTACAATCGTCAATTGGACTTCTTAGAAGAGATTATGTTCTCAGATGTTGACCCAAAATATAGACTAGAAGCCTCGGCACAGCATATAAGATTATTAAACAAATTATAGAAAGGAGTGATGGAGAGGTGAACAAAAGATATTTAAAAAGAAAAAAAACCAACATTCAACAAATTGAAGTCGGTCTTTACAAAAATTATGAAATTAAAGCTAAGTATGGAGCACCGGAAATTGACCTAAGCAAAGTTAAAAGAATTGTCATAGTCTTCTAAAATAATTTAACGCCTCATCTAAAGCCTCTTGGAAGCCAGGAGTACCAATATTAGAAAAATAATCCCTGATTTCATCTTCGCTTTTGCTTTCTGTTGGGAAATTACCATCTAGTTGAACATCATGAGCTAGATCGCCTAAAGGACTATTTTCGCTAAGGTAATAAGTTATTAAAAAATCATAAAAAGTCATCTGCAATCACCTCCAATCAAAAATAATTATATCACGTGAAAACCAAAACAAGAAAGGAGCAAAAACATGTCAGTAGAACATCAGCGTTTCGCTGTTGCGGTATACGCAAAGTTAAAAGCAATAAATATGAAACAATCTGATTTAGCAAAAATGTTAGGTATTAGCAATCCTTATTTATCAGACATCATAAACGGCAAAAGAGACGCATCGAAAGTTAGAAAAGAAATTGCGGAAATTTTAGAAATAGATGTTGATTAAAATAGAAAGGAGAATAAGAAAATGGGTCGTCCTGTGAAAAATAAAAACAGGCATGTGAATTTCCTGTACGGAGTTTGGACGTTAGAAGATTTTGCGCAAGCTAGTCCACGAAGTTATGGGTGGTGGTTAGATAACATTAAAGACTTTCCAGAGCTTGCAGAATTTAGCAATTGGGCTACAAAGAATCAACGTGAAGCGTGGGCATTTGATGCAGTAAAAGCGAATGATTGGCTGATTAAAAAATTTGTATATAAGGAGGTCTGAAAATGATTGATGAAGCCGAAGTATTACTTGCCGAAATACGAAAATATGACCCGGGATTTAGTCCTAGATCAACAGGTAAATATCTACTCACAGAGCTTCAATCTCGGCATTTAGACTACGAAATAAAACACAAGAAGAGACCAAAGTACAAGCATAGATTTGCGAATTCGATTGAGCGACATTGGTAAAAGAAAAACCCACAGCTATAAATAGTAAGTTAGAGCTTACTAAAACTGTGAGTTACGAAATAATATTTGTATTAATTATAGCACAGATGTGGAGATAAGAGAATGAAAAAATCAATCAAGAAACATGAAAATACATTATTAATTTATCTGTTTTGCTTACAAATCGGCATGTTTATATCAGTAATTTACATTTTACTCGGATGGTTCACATTATTTCTGAAATGAGGTATTTAAAATGAAAATATTACATTTTTTCGGGCTTGTAAGTTTTGATGAAAATGGAAATGAATATATTGAAAGAACAGATAGATATGCATTGATTTGTTTAGCTTTAATCGTATTAGTTACATTTGTTGTTTGTGTAAGTGGGTTGGTTGCAAATGGCTGAGTTAATAGTAATTGTTGCATTGATACTGTTATTGATGTTGATTTCAAGGAGTGATAGACAATGAACGTAGAAAATCCGCTAATAGTAGACGATTGTTGGGACGATGGATTTCGACATTGAAGGAAATAATTTAAGTGAAATGGAGACCTACAAAATGATAAATAAAGTCATGCTTTTATTAATAATATTAGCAGCAATCTTTGGAAATATATATTTTTATATTATTAACAGGCAGTTGTCACTTACCTATTTGATTTATTCTCTTTTAATATGTACTGTTATGACTTTTCTATTATTTCTCGAATAATCGGTAATACTGATTGTTCTAAACAATTTGTTAGTAAATTTTAAGAAAAAAATAGGAGGTGTTTAAGTCAATGCAAAAAAAGCAGAATCATATGGAACTTATGGAAGAAATAAAATCAATAAAAAAGCTTTTAATAAAAACAAATAGCATAATTGCCGACGAGTTCGATTATGAAGAACATTTAATTGATTATATGGACAAACTTTTTTATGTTAACGCCGGCGCTCACCCTGACCAAATCTATCTTGTAGGTAAACTTAATGGCGGTAGAGAGCTTCATGTACCACTATATCGAAGTTAAAAGTTTTACGTGATGTGATTACTTGAAGTTTATTTTCGCCTACACGAACTTGCCCTTTATCATAGAATTTGAAATACAAGTAACCTCTAACTGACGAATAAGGGTCGAGTTTGATTATTGGCTTTAAAGTATACGGACCAATGGGAAATCCTTGTGTTTTTACATCGTTTTCAAATTCAGATGTAATATTCTCATGTTCAGGTAAATTTTTAATGTTTTTTGAGCTAAATTCATATTTATTTCCGGGTTGGGAATAGCTATTGAAAATTAAATCATTGTTTAAGTTAAACTCAATAATGCTAATCGGCAAAGAACTATTATTTGTCAATACAACTTCGCAAATTACACGGTAGGGGATGTGGTGATGGTTATCAGGGTCACTGTCAGAATTGCGGTCTGGTTCAATGATAATAGACGTCTTTTGTAGATTATGTTGTTGTAAATATAGCTTGGGGCGTTGGTTTAAATAATTTGCTAATGCAAAATAGAAACTAACTAACGAAACAATGAAAACTGTAATCGGTATTATGTTGTTTTGAAGAAAAATCATACTATATAAGGCCTCACTTTCACGATAATTATATCACGTGAATAGCTGAGCTAAAAGAAAAAAGAGAGGGACGAGGTGCAGACGTGAACTTTTTAGATCTATTCGCTGGAATTGGTGGATTTCGATTAGGGATGGAACGAAACGCAGAATTGAGAAGGGGAGAAAATTATGATTTACAAACATGAGGAAGCTCGACAATACCGCGAAATCAATTTCCTAGACCAGTTCCTAGAAGGTCACGATGGATTCATAGCGGGAGGCTGTTTTAAAAATATTTTTAATCATGAAAAAGTGAAGGATATTGACATGTTTTTCCGCAACGAAAAAGACCTAAATGACGCAATTCATTATTACACCGAGAAATGTGCTAGCGATGCAAACCATATTAAACTTGTGTATAAAACTGGTAAAGTCGTCGCCTTTATACACATTCCGTCAAAAACCCAATTAGAGTTAGTTCGCTCTGTTTTTGGGGAACCAGAAGAGGTTATTAGTAACTTTGACTTTACTGTTACCAAAGTAGCACGATACGTTGTTGACGGGGAGCATCGGATAGTAATTCATCCCCAATTTTTTGAACACTTACATCTCAAAAGGTTGGTGGTTGACAATACTCTTAATTTCCCGATATCGACATTTGAAAGAATGATTAGGTACGTAGGTTACGGTTATAAGCCTTGTCTCGAAACAAAGGCGAAATTGGTTGATGCAATCAATAGTATTCAGAACATAGATGAGAATGATTTTTCAAAAAGTCTATATGAAGGATTAGATTAAGGAGGAAAACAATGAAATTTAAAAAAGGCGATCTAGTAGAAGTTATTTGGCGTAGTGAGTTATATCGAGGCGCAGTAACGCAAGTTGTAGAAGTAACAAATGAAATAGTAGTTAAATTAGCTAAGAAGCCATCAATAGATTATTTATTTGAACAAAATCAAGTTAGCAAAGTCGAACTTGTGAAATTGCCGAAATTTGTAGCTGACGCAATCGACACCTTCCAAGATGAGGGAGACAGTCGCGCTGTAGCAATTGACTACGAGGTATATACAGATGAGTTGGTTAAAGAACTGTCACTAGATAGAAAAATGCGTGGGTGGCTGTGGGAGACGTCTAATCAAGAACTATTCGCACGAGCTTGGATGGGGGAGTATGAAGTTGAGCAAGAACCGCTTTATTACATCAAAGCGATAGATAGTTATTCCGGTTATGTCAATCTCAACCTAAAAACAGGTACCTATACTATGTCTACTAACGGGGAGTTCGATGGGTATAAAACTAAATTCACTGAATCAGAAATAAAAAATATAGACACACGATATTGGGATTTCGCTGTGCCTGTTGAAGAAGTGGAGGAGACAGAATGAAAATTAAAATAAACGAAGATTACGTAATTAGAAGCAGTCAATATCAATATGTATTATCAAAGCCAAAAGGACCAGATAAAAACGGAGCGGAACAATATAGTGATATTGGCTATTTTCCTACTGTAGAGAAAGCTTTAGACGCCTTTACTGAACATCACATCAGAACATCAGATATTAGTAGTTTTGAAGAATTGTCATACGAAGTGAAAATGGTAAGGGAATTGCTGACCGAGATAAAAAGTAAGTTGGAGGTACTCAAATGAGTAAAACACATGAACTAAAAATATTGTCAGAATACTTCTGGGACATCGCAGAAGGGCGAAAAACGTTTGAGATTAGAAAGAATGACAGAAATTTCCAAGTTGGAGATTACCTGATTTTAAAAGAATTTAAAGAGGAAAAACATACCGGATGGAAGATAACCGTAGAAGTTACCTACATCACAGATTATGAGCAAAAAGAAAATTATGTGGTGATGGGAATAAATCCATTGAAAGGGAAGGTGCAAGAATGGGAATAAATATTTCTTTATACAGTTATGATTATGAAGCACTTGTGGAAGGTATTAGTTACGATTTACGACGTATTGACTTGCATGACAAGATTCCTGATAGCTCTAAAAAGAGTTATTGGCAACTAGAAAGCCGATACGAATTAGTAATGGAGGTGGCGGAATGAAGCAAGGGCAATGGATGTTAAACGGTACAGATGGTGAAAGATGGGGTGCTTTTGAACGATTTGACACAAAAGAAGAAGCAATAATTTATGGAGTTGAGTTATTAACTGAATACAATAGTTTAGATGATGATGAACGCAGAGATTATGATTTATCTGATGGATTAAATATGCGACCTTTGGATTATGAAAACATTTATACATTTTTCGTTGGTCAAATAGAAGAAGTCGGATTTCCGAATGAAGTAGATACTTTGCTTGAAATTATCGCAGAACGTATTTATGCCGAGGTTGGCGAATATGCGGAAGGATATTTAGATGACGTGACTCAAGAACATAAAGAACAATTATCAGATTTGATATATGAATGGGCTAAACAACGAGATTATTTGCCAGCGTGTTTTAAGATTGAAATGGTGGAAGAAATTGATATTAGAAGTTTTGAAGAGGTGGCGGAATGAAACAAGTCGGATTTTATTTTTCCAGGGAACCTGACGAAGCGCGTTCAAGCTGTCCGAAATGTGGATGGATGAATACAACTTCTAATCCAATGTCTATTTTTGAAAGTATAAAGATTAATCGACCAGTTTATGTGCAATGTAATCGTTGCGAAACGTTTTATAACATTGGTGGAACTGGTGAGGAGGAATAAGAATGTGCGAATATTGTAATGACGAGTGGACAGTGCGTACGCATATCGAAACTAGAGATGGTCACGAGATAGAACTAGACAATGACAATGATTTGATTATTAACCTTGACTTCGATATGTCCGAAGAAGTCTATATTTACGAAGACTTCATACTGCTTGAAATTAATTTCTGCCCTTGGTGCGGAAGGAGTTTGGAATAAATGACTAAAACACACGAATTAAAAATAGCACCAGAATATTTCGAAGCTGTTACGGAAGGACGTAAAACATTCGAAATTCGAAAAAATGGCCGTGATTTCCAGGTAGGAGATACTTTGATTCTACTCGAATGGGATGACATGTATACAGGTCTTTATACCGTTGTTGAAGTAGTTTACATGACAGATTATGAGCAAAAAGACGGATTTGTAGTTCTGGGGATTGTATAGGAGGTTGGAACAAATGACGAACACAATAAAAATAGCTGAAAAAGCGAAAAGTTACATGCTTGAAAAATACGGAGAACGACCGGAAATTAAAGATATTGAGGAGGAAGACGAAAAGTGAAAGAAGTAATACACCTATTCAGTTTTAATGATTACGTGGGCTATATGGTATACATGCACAAGAAAGGATATGGATGGGGGGATGGTACACCTTTAACACCCATCAAATATGAAAGGTGGGAAGAATATGGGCGCGGAACTTATGTGATGAAAAATTACAAATCAAGAACACTTCGTCAAGTGACTATCGGATATATTAATAAGACGACGAGTCTTACTATACTCCCTTACATCGAGAAAACGAATTATGTAGGATATTATGAACCAGTCAAACGAGATCTAAATGCGGAAATTCTGACCGAAAAAGAAAGTCGGATAATCAAGAAAAAAGCCTTTGACGCCCTAGTCAACCACCGCATTATACGTCCGGGGGAATTGAACCTATCAAATTTATTCAGAGTCACAACATGAACTTTGAAAAGGGGAACGTCATCAAATACGTAACTCGGGCAGGTAAAAAGGAAGGTCAGAATGAGGTCAAGGACTTGAAGAAAGCTAGACAGTATCTTGACTTCTTAATTTGGAAATTGGAGGATGAACAAAAAAATGACAAACTATCATATTGTACTATATGCAGAAAGAAATTACGGTAAAAAAGTATTCAATGATTACATCAAAGAAAATATTACTTTTGATGAACTTAAAAATTCGATTTTAAAGCGCTTAGGTAATGTGGACTCTGTGAATCGCATCAATAGAGATAAAAATAAAGCGAAAAATATTATTAAATATTCAACTTCAATAGAGGAAATGGTAGAACAAATTAATTTTGGAACAGGGGTTAGGCTGTATATAAAGGAGCTGAGCAAATGACAAAACAAATCATCATTAACGAAGCAAATAGTTTGCTCCACAGAAAAAGTAAAGAATTGAGTAAATCAATCATTAAAACACCAAAAGACTTAGAAAGATTCGCGATTGGTCTGGATAAATTATCGCAAGATATGTGGGACTATAAAAATGAATTGGAGGGGATTGAATGAGTATTATAGCAGGTGATAAGGTAGAGGTGCAGGATAGAACTGGCGTAGAGAAATATGTTATTGATGGTGAAATCTATAAGGTAATCGGTTCATACCAAAGCGGAATGTTAAAACTTCAAGATAACGATGGATTTAGTGAGATTTTCATTCCGCGCAATCAAGTGAAGAAAGTTGTGGAGGATGTGAATAATTATTGATTGAATGGAAAATTATCTCATCTGGAAGTAAAGGTAACTGTGTGATTGTTAATGATGTGATGATTGATTGCGGTGTTCCTTTTAAAAGAATTAAAGAACATTTGTATGACATTGATTATTTATTGTTAACTCATATTCATTCTGATCACATCAATTCTAGTACTTTGGAAAACATCAGGAAGTTGTTTCCAAAAATAACTATCATTGGTAATTATCAAATAGCACAATTGTATGATATCGATATTATCGGAAACAGTGACTTTAAGATTACATTACCATCCTTTGAAGTCACACCATTTGAGTGTTTTCATGATGTTATAACGCAGGGTTACACATGGTGTGTTGATGGTGAAAACATTATTTACGCAACGGATACAAGTTCGCTAGAGAATGCTCCTCATTTAAAATTTGATTATTTGTTTATTGAAAGTAATCACGATGAGAAAAAACTTGAAATGGCTCGTAATAAATCCAAGTACGGATATGACCCTTATACAGGTGGTAAGCGACATTTGAGTACACAACAATGTAAAACTTTCTACTATTTAAATAGACGAAGTAAAGAAAGTCAGTTAATTGAATTACACAAGAGCGAAAGATTTTATTAGAGGAGGGACAAAAAATGATCATGACAGAGGAAGAGGCGATGATTTTGCTTCTATATAAAGAATGTGACAGTGTTGAGTTTAAAAAGTTTAATGCAAACGTTGAAGAAGCAACGAGCTTTACCAGATTAGCTAATAAACCTAATTTTGAAAGTAACTATGATGAAAATTTAGGTGTTTTGAATTGGTTCACATCCAATCATAAAAATATCGATGTTGTAGCTTTTTTGAAACGAGGTGATAATATTTGAACACTTTGCCTAAATTTAATATCGAATCGCCTGTTGTTACGCAAGGGTCTATCTTATTTCCTGCGTATAAGAAAATAAAAAGCGACTCATTATTATTAGCACAGCAGATTGAAAATATTGAGGTAACAGAAGAGAACGTTAAACAATCTAAAAAATTACTTGCGGCAGTGAATAAAGAAGTAAAGAACTTAGAGTCAGAACGTATTTTAATCAAAAAAGAAATGCTGGAACCTTATAACGAATTTGAAAAACAAGTAAAAGAAATTGTGTCCATTGTAAAAACAGCAGATGAAATGGTCAGACAACAAGTGACGCAAATAGAAGAAGAAGAAAGAGAAGATAAAAAGCTTGTACTAAAACGATTGTTTGAAAAGCGTATCAGAATGTATGATTTCAAAACATACTTCACTTTTGATGACTTTATAGAAAATAGACATTTGAACAAATCATTATCTATTAACAAAATTGAGTCTGAAATGGTCAAATGGTTAACAAAAATCGAGACTGAATTAAAGGTTATCGAAACGATGCCCTACGCCGATGAAATTATTGCAGAATATAAAGAAACAAAGGATTTAGCAGTTAGTGCGCAAATAGTTTCTGATAGACACAAAGCGCAGGAAGTAATCAAAGAAGCGAAGAATGATATTAAAGATAATCAACTGCATAGCAAAATTACATTTACATTGTTTGACGAGAAAGATGTGAAACTAGTAGAAATGTTCATGCAACAAAATAAAATAAAATTTGAAAAGGTGGAGAAATAATTATGACACAAGGTGAAAAATTAGAACAATTAGAATTGGTAGAAGTGGTAATCAAAGAAGGCAAAGCGACTTTACAATTTATTGATATGGACCGCGGGGAATTAAGAGAAGTTATTTTTAATAAGAATGTATTTGACAAAGAAAAAAATGAATTTGTTCCAGACGAAGAAAAAGCAGCAAAAGTAGAAGAATGGTGTCAAGAGTACTTTCAATTAACCTTTGACGATTTATCTAAAGCCGTAGGAGAGAAGAGAGATGTTTATGCCTATGACAAATTTAATAGCCTGTGGGAATCAGAACAAATTGCTAAGTTTGATAAAGATATGGTTGGACAAATCATTTCATCAACTGTTAAAGACGTTACAGATGACGGCATCGGAGTTCATATTAAATTTGAATACGAAGGAGAACTTTACCAGTCTAATATGACCTATTCAGATTACATGGAAACAATGAAAAAGTGGTTTACAAATCCTCAGAAGCAAAGAAAACAATATGAAAAATTTGAAGAGAAGTTTGGAATCAGTATCGATAATAAAGAAGAATTGATTGGTAAAGACATAATGGTCGAAGTTAAGTCAGCCTTTGGTAAATTTGTTTATCCTGATATCAAACCGTTTCCAAAGAAAAAGAAATAATCACGAAACGACAATCAAGTAAATTAAGAGCGAGCCAAGGTGTTCGCTCTTAAACAAGGAGGGGCAAATGAACAATCTACTTTTTTATGATATAGAAGTGTTCCAAGAAGACGCACTTGTCGTATTTAAAGATATTGACAAGAAACTAGTCATGTTATTTCATAATAATTTTGAAGGTATAAAGGACCTTATATCTGAAAAAACATTGGTCGGTTATAATAACCATTTCTACGATGACTTTATACTGACAGCAATGCTAGATGGATTTACTCCGTATCAAATAAAGAAACTAAATGATGAAATAATTGGAGGTCAGCGAAAGAAAAGAATACACCCATCTATTCATTCTCTTGATTGCTTTCAGCAAATTGATGTTGCTAAGCCTGGTTTGAAAAAGATTGAGGGAAACATGGGGAAAATGATTTTAGAGTCTAGTGTGGACTTTACAATAGACAGGAAACTTACAGAAGATGAGTTAGAAGAAATTATTGATTACTGTTCTTATGATGTAGACACAACAATAGAAGTCTTTCAAATGCGTGAATATAATTATTTCAATGTCAAAGACACATTAATTGAAATGCTCCCACATAATCTTCAATCTAAAGCGCATAAATGGAACACGACGACTATTAGTGCGAATGTTCTGATGGATAAACCGTCACCAAAATGGTCAGATATTCGACTTGGTGAATATGATCCAGAGGGAGATTATGAAATGTTAAAACTTGTACCTCAAGAAGTAGTCGATATTTGGCAAGATAAAGAACAGAAGAAGAAAAGTATTACAATAAAAGAATTTGATTGTGATATTCAGTTTGGATTTGGTGGATTGCATGGTGTTCATTCAACTAGACAAAGATTTGAGAATGTAAAACTATTAGATGTAGCTTCTATGTATCCTCATATCATCCTCAATCTGCAAGCATTAGGACCCGCAACAAATAAATATCATGAGATTTTAAATAAACGAATTGAAGTGAAGCACAAGGATAAAAAGTTATCTGATGCTTTAAAATTAGTTCTCAACTCGGTTTACGGTAACTTGAAAAATCAATACTCCTTACTAAATAATCCAAACGCAGCACTAAGTGTCTGTGTATATGGACAGATAGCCTTATATGAGCTTTGTAAACGTCTTTCACCCTTCGTCACATTGGTAAATATTAATACCGATGGGGTGGCGTTTATGACCTCTAGTAATGAATACAAAACAATATGGAAGGAATGGGAAGAAGACTTTCACTTGACGCTTGAGGAAGACAATTTTGAACTATGGATTCAAAAAGATGTAAATAACTACATCGCTCTACAAAATGGTGAAATTAAGACAAAAGGTGGGGATGTAAGTCGTTATCATTCAGACCAACTATTTAAGAACAATAGTATAAGAATTATAGATATTTGTTTAGTAGAATATCTTGTCAACAATCAAGACGTTTTGACTACAATACAAGAAAATTTAGATAAACCACATCTATTCCAGTACATTCTGCAAGCAGGTGGGACTTATAAAGGAACTTTTGATAGCGATGGTAAACAATATAATAAGATTAATCGAGTATTTGCATCAAGAAAAGAAGGGATTTTGTTACAGAAAAAAAGACAAGATGATGGACTGGTGAGATTTCCAGACACCCCTGACAATATGCTTGTATGGAATGACGAATGTGATAAATTAAAAAACTTTAATCAATTGATTGATATTACTTTCTACTATAATTTAGCGAAACAACGTATTGAGAGGTGGGAATAAATGTGTATGTCGAATATTTAGAAGGAGAAAAACACGACTCATCAGGAGCAGATATATCAGAAAATCATGAAACATTTCAAGATGCAGGTTATTTACTGACAGATGTTGACTTGATTATAGATATCGATAACTTGAGTAAGGAGCAAATTAAAGATATTATTTCCTATTTTGAAATAAAAACACAGATTGTCTGGACAGAGCGAGGCGCACATTTCTATTTTAAAAAACCTAGTGCTTTTAGAGGAGCAAAAGGAATATGTGCGCTTGGTGTAGAGGTCGAATATAAACATGTCGCCAACACGAAATCAATAACTATCAAAAGAAATGGTCATCTAAGAGAAATCGACAACAGTGGTATTCGTGAAGAACTCCCTGGTATTTTCAAAAGCATTCGAAAAGCTTCTGATTTGAATGGGTTGGATGAAGGGGACGGTAGGAATCAAGCGTTATTCAGACACAGGACATTAATTGCAACTATATCTTCATGGTCTCGAATAGTAACGTTCATCAATAACGTCATATTTGCCACACCACTTCCACGTGATGAAATGGACACAATATCACGTGACATGGAAATAAAAGCAGTGAAGGACGGAGAAGCTGCTATTGCTGACTTAATAATGAAAGAAAAACGTATTGTAAAGTATTCGAAACAACTTTTCTACTTTGATGGGAACGAATATATCAGCGATGACGATCAGTTAAAAAGATTAGTATTTAATTACTGCAATGGTCAAAAAACAAGATACGTTGATGAAGTTATCAATCAAATGCACTACAGAGCGAAGTTGATTCCTGATGATGATGTTTTTGATATCAAATTAAAGAATGGGATTTTACGTGATGGTAAGTTCATTGAGATTGATTACACTGATTTCACACCATACTCCATAAACGCAAAATATGACCCTGACACCGAAGCAGTACAGATAGTAGATGAGTATTTGAACCACTTGACCGACTCAGATGAAGATTACAAGAAGTTTGTTCTCGAGATGATGGGATACTGCTTTGTTGTAGATAAAGAAATAAAACGAATGATTGGTCGGTTTTTTATTCTCGTAGGCGGTGGAGGAAATGGAAAAGGGACACTTCTTTCTATTATAAGGTCTATTTTAAATCAGAAGAATTGTACAGGATTGTCTATTAAAAACATGACAGATGAGAGGTATTTCAATGTATTACAAGGTAGGTTAGCAAACTTAGGTGATGATATACAAGATGAGCCGATTAATAACGAGCAAATGAAAGTCTTGAAGAACATATCCACATGTGACTTTGTAGAAATGAGAAAGCTTTATGGGAACGCAAAAAGTGTGGAAATGACACCGACGTTAATTTTCACAAGTAATCACATTATCAAATCATTTGAAAAAGGAGATTCTTATAAACGGAGAGTTACTTGGATGCCGATGTTTACGAAAGTTAATAAAAAGGACAAAAGGTTTATATCTAACATCACAAGTGAAAAAGCGTTGCAATACTGGACTAAATTAGTAGTTGAAGCATATTTCCGTATTTATGAAAACGAGGATTTCACTAAGACCAGTAAAGTAGAAGAATTCAACGCAAGATATCACGAAGATAATGATAGTACTTTGGAATTTGTTCATGATCTGGACATTTTAGATGTAGAAGGAAAACGAGGTCCAGAAATTTACGAAGAATATGAGCTTTGGGCAGAAGAAAATGGATTGAACGTTCAAAGTAAAAGAGGATTGAACGCAACGATTAAAGATGTAATGAATTTAGAGACGAAGGCAGTCAAAATAAATGGCAAGACTGCAAGGATTTATCAGAAGTGTTAATTGTGTGGAATACGAGAAATACTCTGACAATTGGTTACAAAAAAATGTAACCCGAAGCAAAAAATGTAACCTCCTAAAATCGCATAGTACCAGTAGCTGGACACGTAAAAGTTACAAGTTACATTTTTTTCTTAATAAAAAGTATTATATTTAATTTATATTTAAGAACTGTGTACGAAAATAAAAACTTTTTCGCTGTTTTTTTTGTAACCTGTAACCGCGTTCTGGGAGAGTGGGTTTGACGGTTACAGGTTACAAAATAGGTTTTGTAACCGAGTGATTTTGAAAATCGTGGAGAGATAACAATGTTCAGTCATATTCAAAAATTTATAAACAGATGGAAATTTAATCAAGGATGTACATTGAAGCTATGAGTCTTGATGCGACAATTCCATTAAACAAGGAGGAAAAACGAATGAAAATATATCACACAGAAACACAAGAAGATTTTGATGCATTGTTGGGAAAATTGAAAAATGAAGGGTATAGCTGGTTTTCCGGAGAGGTTATTCCGTCATATGACTCGGAACTTTGGGAACGGTATAAGCAAGATACTGTTGTGCATATAGAGGAAGAAGGAGTAAGTTGGGGGAGTCTTTCTTATGCTAAATATTTACACCCTGACACACCAATTGAAAAATACAAAGTGAAACAAGACGAAGTTGCAAAGTGGCTCGGTGGCGCTACAAAAGCCATGAAAGCATTTTCATCCAATGGAGTATCTATGAAAAAACAAAATAACGACAAAGTAAATAATCCTGCACATTACACAGCAGGAGGTATTGAAACGCTTGACTACATTAAAGCAAAAGTAAAGGATTATCCGAGTTATGTTGCTGGGAACATACTTAAATACGTTTCCCGCTATGAACATAAAAACGGCATTGAAGATTTAAAAAAAGCGCAGTTTTATTTGAATGATTTAATTGAATGGATGGAGAGTGATTGAATGTTTAAAACATTAAGTTCATTTTATTTTTCTATGATTTTCATTACCGTGTTATTGCGTGCTTTTGGCTTTTTTAGTCTCGCAGAAGCAGAGTTTAATTTACTATTAATCATTTCTCTTGTCATGGTTGAGGATATGAATGGGAGTCGTAAATGACAAGTGACTCTTCGCCTTTACAAGTATTGCTAAAATATAAAAAAAATGGGGCTGGTTGACAATGGAGGAATATGTAAATATCAGTTTAGATAAATATGAAAGGTTAAAAATGTTTGAAAATGATAAATACGAAAAAGATGCTAAGGAATTTCTAAAAAAGTTTACTAACTTCACAACGATATTTGGAAATCAAAATGAAGAGTATTACACGGCGCATGTCAACAAGGAAGAACTGAAAAAACTAATTGAACAAAGACTAGGCAAAACGTGTGAGATAGAATTTTATTAGGAGAGTGATTAAATGTCAAAGCGATTACGTAAAGCACAATATAAACTTATTGAAGATGAATTAAGATTTTATCATTCTACTAAAAAAGAATTGATGGAAAAGGAAGTTAATGTAACACTGGGCGCTTGGCATAGAGAATACATTGACGAGAACCAAGGTGGTGGCAGTGCAGGGAATATTAGTAATGAAGTGGAAGATCGTGTGATGTTACTGCAAATGGATAAAGAGATAAGTAGATTAAAGAATATTATAAATGCAATTGAGTCTGTGCTTAATAGATTGAACGACGAGGATAAACAATTGATTCAGTTTAGATACTGGGACAGAAGCAAACCGACGTGGGTATGGATTGCTAGTAAGTTGAATATGGACGAGAGTACAGCTAGAAGAAGAAATAAAACAATCATTCTTTCAATAGCTGAAAGGTTGGGATATTAAAATATATTGCCCGTTTTATGCCCGTTTTGAACAATAAAATAAGTTTATTATAGTATTATAGGCAGGGCCTATTAAAAATGAAAGTCGAGGGGACTATATGAATTTAGTTAGGTGTTGGGAATGCGAGCAATATATTTCGCAGGAAGCTTCCGTACATTTCAGAGATTTGTCTGGCGGTAGAAACTTATGCGTTGAATGCCAACATAAGTATCGAAAAAAAATAGAAGAAAAGAAAAAAGAATATATTGCGCACAAAATCGAAGCAACACTTGAAAGAGCAATACATCTTATAGAAATGCAAGAATGCTGTAGTATGAAAATGGATGAATACCTTGACCCATATAACACAGTAGCCCAATTTTATAGAAATGACAGTAGCAAGTTTGATTCTGCCCATGAAGTAATGGCTTGTATCGAATTGTTAAGAAGTCAGATTAAAGTAAAAACACAACAAAGAATAGGGCGCAAACGAGTAGATTTTATTTTGCCAGACATGAAGGTTGTATTAGAGATTGATGGAGGGCACCATCGTTTTAGGATTGGTAAAGATTCAGAACGAGATGTGTTTATCCTTAATACTTTGAATAAATCTGAACACGGTTGGGAAATTATTAGAATACCAACTAGATTTATTGAACAAAATATTAGACGTCTTGTTCCTTCTATTAAAGCATTATATAAAGAACGTCAAGAACTAAGAAACAAACATAATGGGTTCATTCCGTCTTATTACTCAAGAACAAATAAGATGTCTCACATATCAGCGATTAAAGGTGTTGCTTCAGATAATGAAATCGAAGCAATGGAACATGAACTGTTAGACGGAACTGAGCATCTATAATCTTATGATGACATAGCGGGAGGTTGCTATGTTGCCGAGTATATATTAAACCACACACACCTCTTGACAATGTGGAACGGGTCCTGTATCTAGTGACGGAAATTCATTCCGGATTCGACTGGATGAAATACAAAGTATTGACGAATACCACCGTAGAAGTATTCAGGTCTCATAACTACGGATACATAGAACAATGAAGTCCAGCACATTGCGTGTTGGGCTTTTATATAGGGGTGGATTAATGCTAACACAAGCAGAACGTCATACATTCTATAAGTCAAAGGCATGGGCAAGCATACGTAAAGAAGTATTAAAGCGTGATAACTATGAGTGTCAAGAGTGTAAGAGGCAAGGAAAGGTGTTTACTGATTATCATGACCCAGACAAGCATAAAAGACTCGATGTGGACCATATTAAGGATTTAGAACATCATCCTGAACTTGCGCTTGATATAGACAATCTCACTACTCTATGTGTAAAGTGTCATAACAAAAAACATAATCGCTTTCAATTTAGAAGGAAAATAAATAAATGGGTGAACGATGAACGTTGGTGATACCCCCCGGGTCAAAGGTTTGCACTTTAATTTGGCTCTGGGGAACGGTGTGGGGGTCTTCTCCGCAGAATTATTAAAAAGTCTCATGAAGGAGGGAGGGTTAAAAGTGGAATATAACATAAAGAAATTGGAAAAAGAATTGTTATCAAATATTGATACTACTAGTCAGAAAGAACTTGAAAAAGTTAATCGTTATATTAATTTAATACGTATATATTACGAGTTAGACAAAAGCATTGAAATGGATGGTGCTGTTGTTGTCACTGAAAACGGCTCGCAAAAATTCACGAAAACTAATCCAGCGATACAAGAAAAAAATCGAATCAACACTTCATTATTATCTATCGAACGTTCTTTTATATTCAAAGGCGAAAATGATAACCAAGATGGTAGTGATTTGATATGATATCAAATAAACACGTTGATAACTATATACAGTCGTATAAAAGTGGAAAAATACTACTCAATAAAGAGCGAATCGATCTAATAAATTACTTGCAAGAACATGTTCTTAGTAGAGATGATATATATTTTGATGAGACACAGATAGAAAATTATATTGCTTTTAGTGAAAAATGGTATTTTCCTTTGGACAATTGGGAAAAATTTATTGCGCCGTTTATTTTTCTTTATTTTAAAGAAGACAATGAACTTTTTTATGAAGAGTTCTTTATAACACTTGGTCGTGGGGGCGGAAAAAACGGCTTTATTAGTACATTATCTAATTATTTTATAAGCCCTTTGCACGGAATCAATAATTATGATGTCTCTGTAGTAGCCAATTCCGAAGATCAAGCGAAAGTTAGTTTTAAAGAAGTATTTAATACAATAGACGGTAATCCAAAATTGGAAGGTAGCTTTGACGCGTGGAAAGCACAGATTATTGGAAAAGGAACCAACAGTGTTTTTAAATTTCAAACGTCAAATGCAAAAACTAAAGATGGTGGTCGTGAAGGCTGTGTTATTTATGATGAAACGCATGAATATGAAGATAGGCAAATAATTGATGTATTCTCTGGAGGGCTTGGCAAAGTCGCGAATCCCAGAGAATTTTTTATTGGTACTAATGGATTTGTGAGAGCGGGATTTTATGACAAGTTGGAAGAACGTAGTAAAGCAATTTTAAGTGGCGAAAATCTTAACGATCGCATGTTTCCTTTTATTTGTAAACTAGATAATCCAGAGGAAGTCAAGAATGAAGCTATGTGGGAAAAAGCAAATCCTGCTTTTGAAAAGCCTTTAAGTCCTCGTTCTAAACGCTTACTAAATAAAGTTAGAAAACAATATGAGGCATTAACGAATAATCCAAGCGGCAGAGAAGCGTTCATGACTAAGCGAATGAACCTTCCAGAAGTAGATTTGGAAAAGGTAGTAGCGCCGTGGGAAGATATTCTCGCAACTAACCGGGAAATGCCAGAACTCCAAAACCGAGCTTGTATTGGTGCATTCGACTATGCAAGCGTTAAGGACTTCGCGGCTGTTGGATTGCTGTTCCGTGTAGGAGATGATTATATTTGGAAAACACATTCCTTTGCTAGAAAAGGATATTTGGATATCGCAAACCTTAAACCACCCATCAAAGAATGGGAAAAGCAGGGATTACTGACAATTGTAGATGAACCTACAATCGACCCTCGTCATGTGGTCAATTGGTTTGTTGAAATGCGAGAAACATACGGTATTCAAAAAGTAATTGGAGATAATTTCCGAATGGATCTCATGCGCCCACTGTTTGAAGCAGAAGGATTCGAACTGGAGATTATTAGAAATCCACGTGCAGCTCATAGTTTGCTTGCTCCGCGAATTGAAACACTGTTTGCTAATCATCGTATTGTATTTGGAGATAATCCGTTAATGCGTTGGTATACAAATAATGTTGCAGTGAAAATCAAACCGGATGGAAATAAAGAGTATCTTAAAAAAGACGAGCATAGACGTAAAACTGATGGATTTCAGGCTTTTGTCCATGCTCTTTGGCGTGCGGATGAAATAGAAGATATTGATGTAGAAGAGGTATTGAACATGCTTAACGCGATTGCGTTTTAAGCTGAATAACTATAGACCTAAATGTTTGGATATGGTGGAAAGTGCATACTTTCCTGCTAGTTCTGCAGTTACTAACAGCGAAGCAGAAGCAACTTTGTCAGCTATTTGTTTTACTTTTTTCCATGATTCGTTGTCTCTGATATTATCTAAAAATAGATGACCTTGCCAGGTAATGGATTCTATTGAAACATCGTATTTAGAACCCGACTGTATGAAAGTTCTAGTTGTTAAGAAACCAGCTTCGCTTAACTTTTCTATACAGTAGTTTACGTCATCTGAACCAAATTGCTTGTGTGCATTAAAGTCTAACAATTGATTATAGGCTAAATATCCACCATAAGGCATTCTTTCTTCTATATCTAGCATAACTTGACGAACGCAGTCTTGATTTAAACGCAATATAATCACCTCCCTATTTTAAGGTGATTATAGCACAAGGAGGTGATAAATTGGGACTCTTTACAGAACTGTTTAAAAGAAACAAAGAAATTGAGTGGATGTGGGATTTAGACTTTTTAGAGGATAAAACTACAAAAGTGTACTTAAAAAAAATGGCGTTAAATACATGTGTAAAACATATCGCCAGAACCATTGCTAAATCTGATTTTAGGTTAAAAAATGGAGAAACTAGTGTGCGCAACAAATTGTATTATAAACTAAACGTTCGCCCAAACACAGATATGAGTTCAAGCACTTTTTGGGAGAAGGTTATTTATAAACTAATCTATGATAACGAGTGCTTAATCGTTCTTTCAGATACGGACGATTTTTTAATCGCTGATAGTTATGTGAGAAAAGAGTTTGCGTTTTTTCCGGATGTTTTTGAGGGAGTTACTGTTAAAGGTTATCGTTATAATCGCAACTTTAGTATGGATGATGTTATTTTCTTAGAATATGGAAATGAACGATTGTCGGCATTCACGGATGGGATGTTCGAAGATTATGGAGAGTTGTTTGGAAAAATGATTCGCGCACAAATGCGCAATTTTCAAATTCGCGGAGCTGTCAATTTCAAAATGGCTGGTGTAGCAGATAAAGATAAACAAACAAAGCTACAAGAATACATTGACAAAGTCTATGCCTCGTTTAACAACAATGAAATTGCGATTGTTCCTCAATTGGAAGGCTTCAATTATGAAGAATTTGGAACAACAAGCGTGAATAATAGTCAAAGTTTTGATGAAGTTAAGAAGTTACGTAAAGAAATGATTGACTATGTGGCTAGTATTCTCGGCATTCCTTCTTCTTTGTTGCATGGTGACATGGCAGACTTGAGTAACAATATGAAAGCTTATATGGAATATTGCATTGATCCTCTCACTAAAAAGCTAGAAGACGAATTGAACGCTAAATTATTTACTTTCAGTGAGTTCTTAGCGGGTGAACATATCAAAATCATACACAAAAAAGACATTATAGAAAATGCAGAAGCTGTAGATAAGTTGGTTGCCTCTGGTTCATTTAATCGTAATGAAGTTCGAGAATTATTGGGCGCTGAACGAGTAGATAATCCGGAATTAGATAAATATTTAATTACTAAAAACTATCAGTCAGCAGATGAAGGAGGTGAGAATGAATGACGAAAATTGAAGTCAAAGGTCCTATTATTGGAAATGATGACAAATGGATTTATGATTGGCTGGATATGGAAGCTACGTGTGCAAAAGATATCAATGAAGCCTTGGCAAATGCGTCAGGTGAAGTTGAAGTTTGGATAAATAGCAATGGTGGAGATGTGTTTGCTGGTAGTGAAATTTATACAGCATTAAAATCATACAATGGTAATGTAGTTGTAAAAATTGTTGGAATGGCGGCAAGCGCAGCATCTGTAATTGCGATGGCTGGAAATGAAGTATTAATTTCTCCAACTGGTCAAATGATGATTCACAATGTTCAGTATGGTGGGAGAGGTGATTATAGAGAGTTAAAAAAAGCCTCTGAAATTGCTCAAAATGCTAATATATCCATTGCTAATGCTTATCAGCTGAAAACGGGAAAAACATTAGAAGAACTGTTAAATATGATGGGGGAAGAAACATGGCTAAATTCTCAACAGGCTGTAGAACTAGGATTAGCGGATGGTGTGATGTTTCAAGAAAATAGCGAAGCGCCAAAATTAGTAGCAAGTACAGGCGGCATGTTACCACAAGCTACATTAGATAAAGTTAGGGGACTGAAAGATACTAATGGTAAACAATCAATTTTAGAAGTATCTTTATCAGCGGAACAAATTCAAAGCATTGTAGAAGATGCAATTGCAAAATTAAAAAATGAAGTGATATTTGATGGGAAAACTTTAGATCGACATATCACTGAACAGGAAAAGAAACCAGAAGAGCCAGAAATGAATGGGCTAAAACGGTTTCTTTTTTAATACCAAAAAATAGGAGGAAATAGATTATGACTATCAAATTAAAAAACAACCTTGTAAATTACGAGGAAAAACGAACAGCTTTTGTCAATGCTGTTAAAAACGAAGAGACACAAGAAATTCAAAACAAGGCTTATGTGGAAATGGTAGATGCAATGGCTGCTGATATTATGGAACAAGCTAAGAAAGAAGCACGTCAAGAAGCGGACGCATATATTTCAGCTAGCCGAACTGACAAAAATATCACGAATGAAGAAATTAAATTCTTCAATGATATTAATAAAGAGGTTGGATATAAAGAAGAAACATTGCTACCACAAACAGTTGTTGATGAAATCTTTGAAGATTTAACAACTGAACATCCTTTCCTTGCATCCATCGGGATGCGCACTACTGGTTTGCGTACTAAGTTCTTAAAATCCGAAACTAGTGGTCTTGCTGTATGGGGTAATATTTTTGGTGAAATTAAAGGACAGCTAGATGCGACATTCAGTGAAGAAGAGTCTATTCAAAACAAGCTAACGGCATTTGTTGTTGTGCCTAAAGACCTTGAAAAATTTGGTCCTGTTTGGGTAAAACGCTTTGTTGTTACGCAAATTGAAGAAGCTTTTGCAGTTGCGTTAGAAAGTGCGTTTATCGTTGGTACTGGTAAATCTCAACCGATTGGTTTAAATCGAAAAGTAGCTAAAGGGACATCAGTAACCGATGGTGTATATCCAGAAAAAGTTGCTTCTGGAACACTGACATTTGCTAGTCCTAAAGTGACGGTTAATGAGTTAACAGATGTATATAAATATCACTCTGTAAAAGAAAACAAACATCCATTAAACGTTGCAGGTAAAGTTACTTTACTAGTCAATCCAACGGATGCATGGGATGTTAAGAAACAATACACAAGCTTAAATGCGAACGGTGTTTATGTGACTGCGCTCCCATACAATTTAAATATCATTGAATCATTATTCGTTCCAGAAAAGAAAGCTATTTCTTACGTAGCAGAACGTTATGATGCACTTGTTGGTGGTCCATTGGATATTTCTACTTTTGACCAAACGCTTGCATTTGAAGACCTTAATTTATATGCTGCAAAACAATTTGCGTACGGTAAAGCGAAAGACGATAAAGCTTCTGCTGTATGGACATTAAATATCAAACCAGCAGAACAAACTCCGGAAGGGTGATTGTAAATGGCTAAATTTGAAGTATTAAAGAAATTCAAAGACAAAGAAACAAAAGAAGTATATGAAAAAGGAACAGAAATTGAATTGACTGTAAAACGTGCAGATGAAGTCTCTGATAATTTGGGAACTTCTTTTTTAAAACGACTGGATGAACCAAAAAAAGATAAAAAAAAGTAGGTGCTGTACATGGAAGTATCAGATGACCTTCTTAAAAAATTTAAAGAGCGTATGCATATTTCTCACAATAGCGAGGATAGCAATTTAAAAGAGTTGCTATCTTTTTCTATTGCTGATTTACAAGAAAAATGCGGGCTGTTTAATGTAGATGAACATGTTAGGGCAAGAGAATTGGTCATTGATCGTACTAGATACGCGTATAATGATTCGATAGAATTCTTCAATGAAAACTTTCAATCACAAATAACTAGCTTAGGTTTCTCTCTCTATGTAGCTGAAAGTGGTGAATCTGATGAAGTTTCAGTTTAAACCTCAAAAAGTTCAGAGCGGGGATTTACGTACTCCGGTTGTTTTTTTTGAATATCAGCCGGCAAGTGGTCCTGAACCAGGTGAAATAGAAAAGATTACCCTTTTTGAATGTTTTGCAGAAGTTTATAAACCATCCATGAAGGACTTAGAAATTTTACATGGCACGGGAACAAAAGAAGCTGTCACAATTAATATTCGAGACACTAAAGGTGAGTATACAGTTAGTAACAAACATTATGTAGAAATATTAGATTATCGTTATTTGGGCAAAAGATTTAATGTGATTGATGTTAGCCCAGACTTGCAAAATAATCGCTTTGTAAATATACTTCTGGGGGTTCAAACATGAGTGTAGAAGTTACTGGAGTAGAAGAGTTGGAAAGACAGTTAGTCAGTTTATTTGGACGAGAAAACTTGCCGCAATTAGTAGACCCTGCTTTAATTGCAGGTGCTACTCTTGTAGCAAAAACACTTAAAAGTGAATTTGTTCAATTTAAAGATACAGGCGCATCTATTGATGAAATCAATATAGAAAAACCTTCGTATGACAAAGGGGTAAGAAGTATAAAGATTGACTGGAAAGGCCCTAAAGACAGGTACAAAATAATTCATCTCAACGAATATGGTTATACAAGGAATGGTAAAAAAATCACACCAGCAGGAACAGGTAGTGTTGCCAGGTCACTAAGAATATCTGAAAGAGCTTATAGGGCAATTGTACAGAAGAAAATAGGTGATAAACTATGATTGATATTTTGAATGTCATATATACAACATTAAGTAAAAACGATATCATTCACACTACTTGCGAAGAGAGAATTAAATATTATGATTTTCCAGGCACAGGTGATTCTACAAAAACCTTCTTGTTAATAATACCTTTAGATGTTCCAATACCAACTAATTTTTCCAGTAATGAATCCAGGATGGAAGATTTTTTAGTACAAATTGATGTGCAATCTAACGACAGATTAATAGTAAAAAAAATACAAGACGAAGTTAGAAAAGAAATGAAACAAATAGGATTTGGACAACTCGCTGGTGGTTTAGATGAATATTTTCCAGAAACAGGGCGATTTGTAGATGCACGAAAATATAGCGGATTGCCCTACAAACTATATCAATAAAAAATAATAGGAGTGAAATAAATGATTACAACAATCGGATTTGAAAAAGCAACTTTTGGAATTTATGATGAAAAAGACGAAAAAGTAACAAAAAAAGTAGAAGTAAACGGTAAGAATAAAAAAGGTGGTACGGTTGAAGCTGATATTTCTGGTCTTGATGCCGAAGCTATTAAAGTTTTCGCTTCGAATGGTCCATACTACATTTCCAAAAAAGGTTCTGGTGATGTTAAGCAAACAATCGGTATCATGGAACTTCCTTTTGAATTAGGACAAGATCTATTGGGTCGTCAAAAGAATGCAGATGGTATTGTAACTGTAGGGAAAAACACTGCTCCACCATATGCGTCATGCGTGATGGAAAGTGAAACCTTGCGAGGGGAACCGGTATTCTTTGCTTTACTAAAAGGGAAATATGGACAAGATGACGTTAAATTAAACACATCTGAGGATAAACCAAAGGAACCAGAAGCAACTAGTCTCACTGGCGAATTTGTTTATAATGACGCTGGGGACGTTTTTGCTATGGCTGTGGGCGAAGAATTCCGAGATAAAATTAATAAAATGGCTTTTCCTGGCTTTGTTGAAACACCAGCAGTACCCGAAGGATAAAATATTTTAAGAGTAGGTGAACTCCTACTCTTTTTTTGTTGACCAAAATCATAAAAAAGGTGGAGAAAATAGTGATTAAACTAGAAATATTTAATAAAAAAGAAAAAAAGAAAGAGCTATATGAGAGAGAAGATACATCTGTAATTGAATTAGAAGAATATTGGAAACTACAAGAAAAAATTAGAGAATACATCAATACTTCTGACGATCCAAAGAAAACGACAATTTTGGAAATGCAGTTAAAATTTATTGTGAAATTATTTGATGATGAAAATATTACAATAGATTTTCTTAAAAAAAATATTCCTTCGAAGAAATTAAACGATACATTGGTGTCTGTCTTTCGGGAGATTTCGCCAGATGAGTACGAGGATGAAGACGGTGGAGATGAGGAAGCAAAGTAATAACGCTTACCGAGTTTTTGTCCGATCTCGATGCAATTAGGCGTTACTGCATGAAAGAGTATGGCTGGACAATTCGAGAAACGGACGATCAAGAATACAAAAAGTTATGTCGTCTGATAATCGAAAAAGAAGAAGCAAAATCAGAAAATAACAAAGTTTCACTTGTTGACTTTGTATCACAATATCAAGATGTCAATCGAGGAAGGGGGTAAATAATGAATAAACTTCAAGGATTGTCGATTAACCTAGACTTAGATGCTACTAGGGTGGATGAGGGAATGAAAGGGTTGAAAAGGACCCTCGGTTCTGTGAATAGCGAAATGAAAGCGAATCTTTCGGCATTTGGCAAGGGAGAAAAAACATTATCTCGTTATGAAACAGAACTGGATGGACTTAATAAAAAGTTATCTGTTCAGAGCAAAATGGTTTCTCAAACTAAGTCTGATTTTAAAGATTTAGAAAAGCGAAATGCTTCTTTAAATGGAGAGTTGAAAGAGTCTAATAAAACGTTAACTGAGTCAAAAAAACGTTTTGAACAGCTCTCTAAATCTGGTAATGCAACTGAAAAAGAATTAAAAGAAGCAGAAAAAGAAGTCAATTCAAATCAAAAAGCATACAACAAACTTAACAAAGAATTACAACAAATGCCAAAAGCTTTAGCAGCAGGGGAAAAAGCAGTAAATAATGAAGTTGCAAATTACAATAATTTGCAAAGGAAGATTGATACTACCACAGAATCTTATAAGAAATTCAAGAGAGAGCAAGCTGTTAAAAGCTCACCGTGGGGAGCAGTGACTCAAGATTTAGACAAGTATCAAAAAAAGTTAAATGAGACAGGAGATAAACTTGTCGCTTTCGGTAAAAAAGGCAGTTTGTACATGGCTCCAGTTGCGCTTGGTTTAGGTTTCGCAACAAAAAAAGCGGCAGACTTTGAGCAACAAATGTCGAATACTTTATCTGTCATGTCTCCTAGTGAGGTAAATGAATATAAAGATGCTTTAAGAGAACTTGCTATTCAACAAGGTACGGATACGAAATACTCCGCATTAGAAGCCGCACAGGCACAAGAAGAGCTTTTAAAGGCAGGTCTTTCAGTTAAAGATGTTATAAACGGTGGATTGTCTGGAGCGCTTTCATTAGCAACAGCGGGTGAGTTAGATTTAGCTTCAGCGGCAGAAATTGCAGCTACAGTTTTAAATGCGTTCAAGGATGATAATTTAAGCGTGGCGGATGCGGCAAACATTCTAGCTGGTGCAGCAAATGCTTCTGCCACAGGTGTAGAAGAAATGAAGATGTCTTTACAACAAGTTTCTGCTGTTGCCAGTGGTGTTGGTCTCTCATTTGACGATACATCAACAATGTTAGCAGTATTTGCGCATAATGGTTTAAAAGGTTCTGATGCAGGTACCTCTCTAAAAACGATGCTACAAAGGTTGCATCCTACAACAAAAGCGGCATGGCAACAATTTGATGCTCTTGGGTTAAGCATTGTGGACAATGAAACTGCTATGAAAGTATTGCAAGAAAATGGTGTTAAACCACTCTCGAATGATACAGATAAATTAATGGGACAAATTCAAGATTTAGCTAAAAGTTTGGCAGGTCCAAAGGCAAGTGCTTCTAAAGTGAACAAAGAATTTGAAGAATTGACCGTTTCCACTGGCGCAGTCCACTCCGCGTTTTACGATACAAACGGGGAATTAAAATCAGCAGAAGAAATATCTGGTCTATTGCAAAGTAGTCTAAAAGATTTGAACTCCGAACAGCGTAGTGCGGCGCTAGGTGCTATGTTTGGCTCCGATGCAGTTCGTGCTGGGAATATTGCTTATCGTGAAGGCGCGGATGGAATAAAGAAAATGCGCACTGAAATGGGAAAAGTAACTGCTGATGATGTAGCTAAAATGAAAATGGATAATCTGAAAGGTACTATTGAAGAAATATCTGGTGCAATTGAAACCTTTGCTATAAGTATCGGAACATCATTGACTCCGGTATTACGTGGTCTAGGAAAGTACATTCAAAAAGCAGCAGATTGGTTCAATGGATTGAATGATAGTACTAAAACGGTTATCTCTACAGCTGGAGTAGTTGCAGTTGCAATACCAGTTGCTGGATTAGCTTTTGGATTTATTGCCAAAGGAGCAGCGGCTGCTATCTCACCTGTAAAGAAATTAACAGCAGCGTTAGCAGAAAACTCTGTTGCTGCTGGAACTAATGCAGCGACTACGCAACTTGCTGGAAACGCTTTGCCGGTAGCTGGAGGGAAAGGTAAAGGTTTCTTAGGTAAAGCTGGCTCGTTTTTTAAAGGAAGCAAAGGAACAAAAGCGCTATCTACGGCTGATATGGCTGGTGATATTGCGAGTTATAGCAAATTCGGAAAAATTGGAGCTGGTTTGAAAGGTATTGGAAAGGTACTGCCTGGGCTAGGAATTGCATTATCTGCAACACAACTTATTGGTATTAATAAAAAAAATGCAGGGGATAAAGCTGGTAGTGCTGGCGGAAGTTTAGCGGGAGGCGCAGCTGGTGCGGCAATCGGAACAGCAATTGCTCCTGGAATCGGAACCGCGATAGGTGCGGCAGTTGGAGGCATAGCGGGAACGAAATTTGGTCAGGCATTCGGTGAGAAAGTTCAAAAAGAATTTCCAGAATATCAACAGAAATTTGTAGATATGTGGGATGGATTGTCAGATTCTGCTAAAAAACATCCTATACTATTAGCACCTGTTAATCAAATCAATGATCAAATAAAAATAGCTAAGGTTGGGTATGCGGAAATTAAAAAGGCATTTTCCAATCCTTTAAAAACAGATGTATCTGGAAAAGGTATTAGCAAAGATACTGCAAAAAATGTGAATTCATATAAAACTATGTCTCAAAACGCAATCTCTGAATTAAAGTATTTGGAAATGTCCGGGGATGTAATCACTAAATCAGCATCTGCTAAAATCAGCAAAAACTACAATGGGATGGTTGCGCTTGTAGAAAAGTCATTTGAGAAGACTAAGAATAGCACAGATAAGAATTTAAATACATTGTCTAAAAATAGCATGTTATCTGAGGCGGATGTTAAAGCCGTTAAAGAGAAACAAGCAAAGATTCAAAAGCTATCGTTAGACGAAGTGAAGAAAAACAATGAACAAATTCAGAAATTGAATAAAGACATGGCAGCCAAAAATGCAGATATTACTAAAAAGGAAAAAGCGGATATAAAAGCTATTAACGACAAGGCTGCAAAGGAAGGTAGAGTTTTAACCGCTTCGGAGGAACAGCAAATTACGAGCATCAAACGTAATGCTGCAAATCAACGAAAAGCTAGTAATCAAATATATAGTAATCAAATTCAAGCAATATCTAAAAAACAAGAAACTGCTGTGGTTAGTTCTTTGAGTAAGTCTGCAAAAGAGCAAAAATTAATTTTAGGCAAGTTAAAGGACAGTAGCGGTAAATTGAGCGCAGAACAAGCTTCTAAAGTTGTAAAGGAATCAAAACGTTCTAAAGATGGCGCTGTAAAAGAAGCAAATAAAAAATACAAAGAAGTTGTTGCTGCTGCTGACAAAGAATATTATGTGAATGGAACTATTACGAAAAAGCAACATGATGATATTGTAAAAAAAGCTAGGAGCCAAAAGAATAAAACCGTAAAAGCGGCAACTGAAATGCATGAACAAGTAGTCAGTCAAGCTCAATCACAAGCTACTGGTCATTTAAACCAAGTTGACTGGGAAACAGGTCAATCATTATCGAAATGGGATAATTTTAAAGTTAATTTAGCGGGTGTGATTAACTCTGTCACCGGTGGAATAAATAAAGTATTAAAATTCTTTAGTTTACCTACCATACCAGAATGGAAGCCAAAAGGTTATAATAATGACACAAAAAAAATAAATACTAGCAAAAGAACTTCCTACGGTAGTAACCTTGCAATGGATTACACAGGTTCTAATAATGCATCCGGACAAATCATGGCTGGTGAAGAAGGTTTTGAAATTGCATACAACAAACGGAACGCTCAAGCACAAATTTTAGGTGCAAATGGCGCAGAAATTACACATGTTGCACCAGGTACTAAAATTTTGAATCATGCAGATTCGAAAAAAGTCATGCAAGGTGGTCTTGGTAAAACATTACCTGGATTTGCAAGTGGCAATTCAACGATCAATGATTTCTTGAGTGACGCTTGGGATGGGACAAAAGCGGTAGCTGGAAAAGTAGTTGATTTTTCTAAAAAAGCTTTTGACTGGGCAGCGCATCCTATCAAAAATTTAAATAAACTTTTTGGTGGCTTGTCTGTTGGCGTTAAAATGGGTAACGATGGTAATTTAGGTTCTGACATGCTGAACTATTTAAAAAACAGTATAGGCGCACCTTTGGAGAAAATGCTATCTGGTTTTAAAGAAACTGCGCCAGTGGCAGGACCGGCTGGGAAAGGTGCTTCGGCGTGGTCTAGTGTTATTAAGAAAGCGGCTCTAGCCATGAAAGTGGATTTGTCCGGTAGTGAATTAAAAGGCATTATTGCACAAATTCATCGTGAATCTGGCGGGAATGAAAAAATAACTCAGTCATCTGCTGTTGTGGATGTTAATACATTATCAGGCAACCCTGCTAAAGGTTTGCTTCAATATATACCGCAGACTTTTAACGCATACAGAATGAAAGGGCATAACAATATATTTTCTGGTTATGACCAGTTACTGGCATTCTTCAACAACTCGTCATGGAGAAACGATTTACCTTATGGTAAACGAGGTTGGGGACCACGAGGACATCGTAGATTTGCTAATGGTGGTTTTGTAAACAAAAATGAAATGATAGAAGTTGCTGAGAGCAATAAGCCAGAAGTAGTCATACCGCTTACTCGGAAAAATCGAGCAGTTCAATTAATCAAAAAAACAAAAGAAATCATTGGAATGAACGATGGAGGAAGTGTTGTTGTCAATAGTCCTGACAATTCTGACATGATTTTATTGCTTCAACAGCAGAATCAGATTTTAATGCAACTACTTCAAAAAAATAGTGACGTATACATGGACACAAATAAGGTCGGAAGTTTAGTGGAACCTGCAATTACAAAAATGCAGAACAATCGTATAAGTAGAAAAGACCGAGTTCAGGGGGTTAGAAAACGTGACTAAAATAGGATTTACGTACGCCGGAATTCATAGCAATGACATTCCAGCAGTTGTTAATAGTATCAAAAGAAATGCAATCAATATCACTGAGAATATCCAAGAAGTACCTGCCAAAATCGGTGGGTACTTTTTTGGTAATTCCGTTGGTACTAGAAGCTTTGACATTAATATTACGCTTATGGGGAAATCGGAAACTGAACGAGTAGAAATAGCACACGATCTTAATAACTTAATCATCCAAACTAATAGTTTTGAAAGCGAAATAATCTTTGATGATGAACCGGAATGGATTTATTACGGTCATTTTGCCCAAATGGCAGAGTTAACAGAATTACAGACAGATAATTATACAACAACCATTACATTTATATGTAGTGATCCTCGTGGATATGGAGAACAACAAGAAATTAGTTTACCAGAAAGCCCGGCTATAATCGAAGTGGCGGGTTCACAATCAACAAGTCCAATTATTCATGCGATAGCAACCGACGATTTAACTAGTCTATCATTTGCAACAGATGATGATTATATATTTCTAGGGGCTGATATTGACCCCGATACAGGACAAACAGCTGTGAAAATGTATGAGAACGTGTTGTCCGATAGAGCAAATGACATGACTTTGTGGGATGGTATTGGGCAAAGTAATATTACTTGGGAGCTAGAAAATGGTAAGCCTGCGAAAACAAGTTCATTTAAACAAACTATAAACACCATTCGTGTAAATTCCTATGGTGAAAAAACAGAAACCGCGCCTTACAAATCATGGAGAGGTCCTGTAATGAAACGAATGTTGACGTCAGAATTAGACAATTGGAAAGTCACCGCTCGATTGGCAAATATTACTCAAAAATACCCACGGGCTAGAACAAAAATAGAATTGTATTTATTAGACAAAGATAGCAAACGGATGGGTAAATTTATGATTAAAGATGCCCAAAATGGGAGAGCTATGAATTTGGGACTAGAGATTGGGAGAACAACGAAAGATAGATACCTTTTTGCTGCAACTGAGGGGAAAGTAGTTAAGAAAAAGAATACGAAAGTGGTTTATTCAAAAAAAGTACAACAAACAGTGAAGTATACAGAAAAAGGTAAAACAAAGACTAAGCAAGTTTGGAAAACAATAAACACGACGTATGAAGTCGGAAATAACTATAATGAATTTTCAGATGCGTACTTTAATCTATCTATTGAAAAGCGTGGACAGTTGTTTATTGCGGAAATAGTTAAATTGAACGATAAAGGTAGTCAAGCTTGGAAACGAACCTACAAATGGAAAGACTCAAATAACAAATTTGCTACTAAGTTAGCAGGCATCGGAATTTACATGGCCAAAATGGATATTCCAGAAGATTTTAATAATCAAACTTACAAAGACAATGATGTTGTTTTTTGCGACTTGGTTGTACAAAAAGTTAATCCAGAAGCAGATGTTAAAAATAATCCAGAGGTTATTATCCATAAAGGTGATGAGATTATGATTGATTGTGAAGCTGGGGTCATAATGAAAAACGGTTCAGTGTTCATGGAAAATTTAGCAATTGGAAGTTCATTTCCTTCGTTTTTTGGTGGCTATCAAACTCCAGTGGCTTTCAGCGAAGGAGCGGAGTGGTCCATAGAATACAGACCGACGACATATTAGGAGAGGTATAGAATGTTAACAATTCTAAATAGACAAAGAACAACTGTAGGCGTGTTATCTAATGACATGCCTTTTTCGTGTCCTTTTTGGGATGATGAGAGAAATGAGAAGCTTGAAAACTTTGATGACACATACACTGTTACCATCCCCGCAGAACATGAAATGGCTGAACATATTCACGAAGGTAATTATATTTTGTTTGAAGACGAACAAGCTAAGTTACGATTATTTCGTATTTATGAATCTGAAAACGGGTTAAATATGCAAGGACGATACATCAAAGCAACAGCAGAAAATGCATTTATTTATGATTTAAATGCAACTATTATTTCCAATAAATTACTGACTGATATAAGAGCTGACATGGCGCTTGAATATATTTTACAACAGACAGGATGGTCAATCGGTAAGAGAGAATTTGTTGGACAAATACGCACTATTGAATTTGCAGACAATATAACGGCTCAAGCTGGATTACAACAAATTATTGCAGAATATAAAGCAGAAATTGATGCTTACGTAGAAAGCTTTGGTGGTCAAATCATTAATTATAAATTTGATTTAGTTGACGAACGAGGCAACAATACTGCGAAACGATTTGAGTATGCAAGAGACATTCAAGGTCTTAAACGAGTTACAACTGATAAAACGATGTACACTGCTCTTATCCCGCTTGGTAAAGATGGTTTGACAATTAAATCAGTTAATAATGGTTTAAATTACATTTATGATGATGAAGCGAACTGGCTGTATAACGATGGTAGAGAATATTTAAAAGGGGTCATAACAAAAGATACAATAACAAATGCGCAAGCTTTAAAAGATTGGGCGATACTAGAGCTTGAAAAAGTTAATCATCCTTTATCTACGTACGAGGTAGACGTGATATTACTAGCAGAGATGTTAGGCTATGAACCACACCAAGTCACACTTGGAGACACAGTGAGAGTAGTCGACTTGGACATGGATATAACTTTATCTGCAAGAATCATAGAAAAGACAACTTCTTTTAGTGATCCGTCTAAAAACAAGGTTGTACTTGGTGATTATATTGAATTGGAAAACGTCACACCGCTGGCTATTTGGGAACTTCAAGCACAAATTGAAGAAGCTAAAAAACAAATAGAAGAAACGAAGACGTGGAAAGTAGAATTATTTAGCACTAGTGGTTCTACTTTTAAAAACAATGCTGGCACTACACAACTTATTGCAAGAGTTTATGATGGAAAAACAAACATAACGAATAGTATTGAGCGTGGTGATTTTATTTGGGAGAAAATAAATAATGATGGTACACACGACTTAGTCTGGGAAGACGCACAGATAGGCGTAGGTAATGTTGTTAATATCTCTGGAGAAGACGTTTTTATCAATGCCACTATTAGATGTTCGGTCAATCAAGGAAGTGAAGCTAGTATATTAATGATTAATGAAGAAGAAAGTTATATGTATGCTGAACTTCCACGCGAATTCCCTGCTGGGATAGAAGTAAATTTATCGGTTATGCAATGTGCGCAAATAGACGTGGAAAATGGTTATATATACTGGTCGCAAGAATATTATGGAAGTAAAAAAAGTAAAGTCGGTGGACAACAATCATACAATATTTATAGAACTACGCTTGATGGTACTTTCGTCGATATGATGTGGATTCTCGGCGGAGGACATGGGACTATGTTTGGCGTGGACACTTCGTCTGGTGAGGCGCACATCTGGTCTTATTATGTAACACCATTGCCCCAAGCAGAGAAGGCGATAGCAATGTTTAAATATGTCCCTTTGAAAGAACAGTTTTACGATGAGTCGATGGCATTTAAACTTGAAGCACCTGACGGTTTCCGAGTAACATACGACAAAACAAGCGACTATGTAGTTATGAGTCCAGGCGTTTCCAATTTAAGTATTAATGTTTTTAAAAAGTCTGATTTATTTGCCGGGAAAATAGCTCCTTTATATACATTTAGGACAAAAGACTGTGGATTTACAACTACTTTATATACGTTGCAAGGAATGCATGTAATGTTTCCATATGCGTATTTGTCAGCCGGAGGGAGTTTTACAGGCACTGATAAAAATCAAGTTTGGTGTTGGGATATGATTAATAATAGTTTAGTTTATCATCATGTTTTTCAAAAAAAATACTATTCTGCACAAGGTTCAACTAACGAATGCGAAGGGGCGTATCCATTTCTTGATGCAAATGGCAAGCGAATGATGCAATTAAATTTAGGGCAAGGTGATGGAGGTAAAAGATATAACCGAATTTATGTTATGCCCGAAGAAAGGATGATGGATGATGACAATTAGAGCAGCTGCAGAAATAACACTAACGGATATTAATGATGCAATAGTAGCTGGTGAAGCGCCGTTAAACCCAACCACCGACTTATTGTGGATGGATAGTAGTGCCTCACCCAATGTGCTACGAAGATGGGATGGAGAAAAATGGGTCAGTCAAACATTGAATATCAAAGAGGCTGACCCGGAAACTAGTCAAAAAATAGATGAAGCGATAACGACTGCTAATAACGCATTAGTAGAATCAAGTACTAATCATAAACCAGTTTTTGATAAAGCACAGCCAAGTAAGCCACTAAAAGGAGACACTTGGTTTAAAATAGATGAAATCACTAAAACGATAATCGGTGTTTTCTCTTTCAATGGAGAAAGTTGGGAAGAGTTGCCCTTGGATTATAATGCTCTAAGGATAGGCAAACTTTCAGCTATTACGGCAGAACTCGGAGACGTCAAAAGCGGAAGTATCACAGGTACTGAATTTATTCATAATATAAATTACAAAGATAGTGATGATAACCTATACACAGGTGTTGTGAAAATGAACGATGACGGGTTCAATTCAACTTCCTATTTGCCTACAGGTATCGGCTCAACAGTTTTAGAGAGCATCACAAGCACGTTGGGAGGATATAAAGTAGCTCAAAAACTAATTGATGCAAATGGAGAGAGTAGTTTAGGAAGCTCTATTTTGACCGGGAAATCTCTACAGTTTAATGAGAGTGGAAACATTAAGCTTTCTATTGATGCAGATTCGTTTTATACAACACCATGGCAAGATTTAATATTAAACTCTGGATATTCAACAGCGGAAGGGAATACTCCTCAATTTAGAATTATTTGCATCTTCGGTATTAGAATCGCCTTTTTCAGAGGACAAGTACAAAAATCAACCGCATGGACCTCTACAAATAACGCTTTTGCGTCTGTTCCTTTTGAAGTTCAAACAACAAAAACAGCGATGGCTTATGCACCGACAAACAAGTCAAGCGGCGGCCGAGTGCATGCATCATCTAGTAACGCGATGGGATTTATACCTGCGGATACAAGTATTACGTATTTCGCGTTAAATCAATTATTTTATATTTTAGATTGAAGCCGAATAGGCTTTTTTTATGTCAAAAACAGATGGGATGATGAAAATTGGCACTGGGGAGTATATCAATAGCAGGGATGAGCGTAGGCGAGTTAATAGCGTTAATCAGCCTAATAGCCGCTATTGTGGGTTTTGTGATTAGGTGGGCGCTAGTCGCACCTTTGAGAAACATGATTGATTCGCTTGACATTACATTAAATAGTCTGAGAGAAGAAATGTCAGAAAGCAAAAAAGACCGCATCAGCTTAAGAGAGAAGCAAAACGATCATGATAAAGAAATCGCTTTATTGAAGCGGGAGGATAAAGCAATTTGGAAGTATATAGCGAAAAATGAGAAGGAGGAAAAATAATGAAAATTAACTGGAAAGTGAGAATGAAATCGAAAGTGTTCTGGGTGTCAGTTATCCCGCTAATTCTGGTACTAGTACAGCAAGTACTTGGGTGGTTCGGCGTAACAATTCCTGCCGACACAATCAACAAAGAAGCGCTAGATATGATTAACAGTGTATTCCTGTTATTAGGTGTGTTAGGTGTAGTAAATGACCCAACGACTCCTACCGCGAGCGATAGCGATTTAGTATTGAATAAAAATAAAAACGTAGAGGATGAAGTATAATGACAAGTTATTATTATAGTAGAAGTTTAGCAAATGTAAATAAATTAGCGGATAACACAAAAGCGGCGGCGAGAAAGTTGCTAGATTGGTCTGAAAGCAACGGCATTGAAGTATTAATCTACGAAACGATTAGGACAAAAGAGCAACAATCCGCTAATGTTGCGAGCGGTGCGTCTCAAACAATGCGCTCTTATCACCTGGTAGGACAGGCACTAGATTTCGTCATGGCGAAAGGTAAAACTGTTGATTGGGGTGCTTATCGTTCAGACAAAGGCAAAAAATTCGTGGCAAAAGCGAAGTCCCTTGGACTTGAATGGGGTGGTGATTGGTCTGGATTTGTAGACAATCCGCACCTTCAATTTAATTATAAAGGCTATGGAACAGATACTTTTGGTAAAGGGGCTAGTGCAAATGTTCCAGCTAAGCCAAATACGCAAAGTAATAGCAGCTTGGGATTAGTTGATTACATGAATATGAATAAACTAGATTCCAGCTTTGCGAATCGTAAAAAACTTGCTGCTAAATATGGTATTAAAAATTATTCTGGAACAGCTTCACAAAACACGACTTTATTAGCTAAATTAAAAGCAGGAAAACCACACACACCAGCCGGCTCAAATAAAAACACATACTACACAGAAAACCCTGAAAAAATCAAAACACTGGTACAGTGTGATCTATACAATTCAGTAGACTTTACAGAGAAGCATAAAACTGGCGGAACATTTCCGGCTGGCACAGTCTTCACGATTTCGGGGATGGGGAAAACTAAAGGCGGGACACCTCGCTTGAAAACGAAATCTGGTTACTATCTCACTGCTAACAAGAAGTTTGTTAAAAAGATTTAGTTTAATGCCCTCGCGTTTGCGGGGGTTTTTTTATTTAAGGATACTTTTGCGATACTTTAAAAGCTAATAAATAAGCTAAAATGAATATGACATCATTTTGTAGCTGTTAAGCGCTGTTAAGCACGTATAAAAGCATTTAAAAGCTGTTTAAAGTGATTTGAATTTAAAAAAAATGTTTACTTTTAAGCTAAATGTGTATAATATATATTGTAAGGACTTAAAACTTGGAGGGATGAAAATGGCAACTACAACTATAAAAAATACAGCCTTTTCGTTTAATAACCAAAAAGAATATAGCGAATTCATGAGTAGAATTGATAGGAAAGCAACAACTCTTAATAGTAATGTTAGGAAGACTAAACACAACCTTAAAGCCATCAAAGAGATAAAAATAGATGGTGAAACATATAAAGTTTAATGGAATTAAATGTAGAGATAAAGAGTATCTCAGGACTAACAGATACGGAAAGACAAGAAGTAATGAAATTTTCGTGTGGAAATACTGATATTGATCTATATTTACATGAGGATGCTCTCGAAGATTATATTTGTAATTTAACCCGTACGTTTGTACTTTTTATTGAAGGTACAGTTGCAGGATATTTTACATTAACATCTGATAGAGCGTTAATTACCAGAAAATCTGCACTTTCCCGGAAATTACCAAGTCATCCACACTTTACAGTTCATCGCGACTCTATTCCCGCCTTACAAATACACCATTTTGCGATTGGGGAACCTCATCAAAATAAGGGGAATGGTGTTATATTAATGAACTATTTAATAACCTTTATAAAGATTAAAATTTTACCAAATGTAGGCGCTACTTTGTTAACTGTGTATTCGCTCAAGGAAGCCGTTGGATTTTATAAAAAAATAGGTTTTGAAAAAACTGGCTGCCATTCGGATGTTAATGTTAATATGGCACTAGTAATAAGTGAAGTACTAGACGATTAAAATTAATAAAATCCTAACCGCCCTAACCTCAACGTTAGGGCTTTTTTTATGCAAAAAAACACGCTAAACATAAGCTTAGCGTAATTGTTATATCAATTCATTTTATCTAAAATCGGTTTAAAGTATTTATCTTCCGCATCTCTACGTGCTTTTATGGCATCATCTTTCTTTTCAAATCTGCCTAAAAAATGTAATTTTTTTTGAAAGGTAATAGAAGCTTCCCATTTATTTCTTTTCTCATCCCAACGCACGCCTTTTATCCCACTCTTGTTTCTTGCTGATAGGCTTCTAGTTAAAGCTGATTTCATAGTGCCATCGACTGCGTCTACTTCTAGTTTTCTTTTAAGGGCGTTTTTCTGTGCTGTTTCTGTCCTTAAATTTTTTTCAGCATATTCACGCCCATTTTCTTTAGCTAAACAACCGCAAGATTGAACATGACCACGTTTTAAATGTTGAGCTAATACTTCTTTTTCATTGCCACATACACAAATACAGTTCCATAACGCGTTACCATTTTCAGAACGAACAAACTCTTTAACTGTTAATCTTCCAAATTTCTTATTTGTCAAATCTATAACATGATTGTTCACTAGTGTCACTTCCTTTTAAACTTATCAAAGTAACTCATTTTTCTTCTCTTTTAACACGGTGATAGCATTTTCTAACGCTTTACAAACATCTTTTTTTATATTTACATGTTCTTCGTTTTCAAATCTATTGAACGTAAAAGGAAGTACTTCAATATTAGCAGACTCAAACTCTTTGATTAAGCAGTATAATTCGAATTCTTGTGCAGGAAATGAGAGTTTGTACTTGTCTAACAGGTGTTTAAATCCTGCAAGATCGTCAGAATTTTTTTCTATGTCTTCTAATTCAAACAAAACATCTGATACAGATAAACCCGAAATCAACGATAGCGAGCGTAGTATTGAAACAGTATATTTATTTAACGGTTTTTCGTTCTGGTCTTTTAAAGTGTTTTGTGAGATACCAGTTAATTTGCTTAACTGATACCTCGTCAAATCATGCTTTTTTAAGAATTCATCTAATAATTTAATTGTCATTTAGTTTAATTCCTCTTTATCATAAGATCTTGTGTAAATTAAATCGTCTTCAAATATTTCGAAACCATCAAATTCAAAATCTTCCCCGTAATAAACCCCTGCATCACTAACATGTTTTTCAGGACAACGAAAATACTGAGTTGCTGCTTCCCGTGTGTTACGCTCAACGCTTGTGAATAGTAGTTCTTCGTTATTTGTTTTCGCGTTTTTAATCAATTCAATTACATCGTTTTTATACATAGTTTTGCTCATTTCTACCACATTCCTTTTCTATTTTATATTTTTACCATTCTTCTAATTTATTGCCTTCGTTATCGGATAGAACAAAATCACTTTCGTTTTCATAACATGTTTTTAGAAACTCTTCAAAACTAGTTTTTTCACTACTTTCAAAGTCTTTTTCCTCTTCTTGGACCTCTTCATAAAGAGCTTTCGCTTCGCGTTCCATTAACTCTTTATATTCCTTTTCAGTTAACAGTGTGTCAGTTCCTTCATTGTACCAATAAGTTTTTCCCATTTGTCATCCATCCTTTTCAATCGTTTTCTTTACTATATTCACATTATACTACGAATATACGTAGTAGTCAATAGTTTTATCAATTTTATTTTAAAATAAAAAAATACCCCGAAAAAATTCGAGGTTGCTGTTATGTTCAGATGTAAAAAACGGGATGTCAAACAGCTAATAGTTGAATGAAATAATGAACGAAAATCGTTCATGTGAATATTATTACATAGATTTTTATGTAATACAACACTTTTTTAACACTTGATTTCAAGAACGTTTGTTCGTATAATGTTAGCAAGAGGTGACGGAAATGTATAATTTAATTGATGATATTTTAGAACATTCAATAGTTTTAGCAGATGCGTTAAAAAGAAATTGGTCAATAGAAGTACTGTTTTTAAAGAATAATCATCACATGCGATACAAGTATGTCGTGCCTGTCCACATTGATTACGAAAAACATATTGTACAGCTTGAACGCTTTGACGAACGAATAATCGACATTAATATAGAAGATATTATTTTTTGCGAGGTTATGACGTGAGACTATATAGCTTTAATGATTTTAAGTATATTTGTTACGTTGAAGGGAAGAAAGGTGCAGTGGAGAAACTATTTTCAGACATATTTGAAACGAAAAAGTTAAAAGCCTTTTGTAGAAAAGTAGAGAAGAAAGATATAGATTTAAAAACTATTTATCAAGATTATTTATTTCAATGTAAAAACAAATAA